CTGGTTGCTTGGCACAAGGTTTTCCAGCGTATTTCCCACCCAGTTGAACCCAACCAGGCTTGCCATCACTAGACTTACTCTTGCCAAACCAGTCACGCAGAGAAGAATCACCACTTTTCGATTCACTCATTCCTCCACCATTACCATTACCATTTCCATTGGAACCATTACCGTTACCATTACCATTGGAACCATTTCCATTGGTATCATCATCATCTACAGAATGACCATTCTCCTTACGAAGATATCCAGAGCGGCCAACCATTTTAAACCCTTTAGGGATGGGTTTACACTTTTCATCAGTGTAGCAATAGTATTGTCCCTCAGGACAGCGACCGTTCTTTTTCATTCAAGAGAGTAATTACTCATTATTATTTATCATCCATCAAGTGCAACAGTAAGACCAAGAGTCATACCAGGTAGTGACTGCCAATTAGTTCCATCATAGAACTCCATTTTCTTACTTGTAGTATTAAAAATTATTGCTCCCTCACCAAATGAACCAGCATCTCTTTGTGTTGTCGTATAAATTGGTGGATAGAAAGCAGTTGTTGCTTTTAAAGTAGCAGCAGTAACAATACCAGTTGTATTGATAGAAACTGTTGTACCAATACCAACAGATGTTTGTTTACCTTCCCTATCACTAAAGACAACCTCTCCAGAGGTGTTCTGATGTATTCTGACTGTGGTAGCAGTACCAATAACTATCTCATCAATACCACTAATTTTTCTCTCATTTGGATCTAAAGTAATTGATCCTGTACCAATAGTCAAAATACCAGTTACTCTGGCATCACCATTTACAACTAGATCTTCATTATAAAAACCAGTATCAACACCGACATGTAATTTAGTTGCAGTTGCTACTCCACTTACATTCCAATTTCTAGCATTTGCTTCATCATATACAATATCACCAGTAACATTTAAGTTGCCACTTAAAGTTAAATTAGTACCAACAGCATTCTCTGCTAACTCAGATGCAGCTCCACCACCAACAGATGTACTAGCAATGCCTACCCATTTTGCACCATTATAAATTAATAACTGACCTTGACCTGTAGTCTGGTCAAATGTTACGTCGTCAAGATCTTTAATAAATCCAGCACCGCCTCCACCAATAGTAGCAATCTGTTGCTGAATCCTATTAATGAATATTCTGTAATGATTTTGAAGATCGTCAAGTGTTGCGAACTTTTGGTTTAAAGGAGTTAGTGGATCTCTTGAATTATTTGTAGACGGATCTCCAGGTAGAGTTGGATTATCCTCTTTTAAAAGTTTTTTCTCATTAAATTGAGAAATAGTTTCTTCAATGTAGTTGATTTTGTCAACTAGTTCTTTGTTTTTTTCTTCTAATAGATTTAATTGAAGTTTATCAAATACTCCTTTGATTTCTTCTCTAATATCTTCAATATTATCATTCTGTTTTTTAATATGTTGTTCATTAACAACAAGATCCATTTCAAGACCTTTCATCTGGTCAGAAATTTTATTTCTGAATTTTCCGACTTCAGTCTTTAAACTAGCATGATAATTTTCATTTGATGTTATCAGATTACTCTGAATCTCTCTGAGATCTTCGTTAACTGTTTCTTCTAGAAATTGAAATCTCTTGTGATATTTTTCAATTTCATTAGAGTATGTTTCTAATTTTTTATTTTCAGATATTTCTCTTTTTTTAAAATCTTTATACAAAGATTCATATGTTTTAGAAATTGAATCTATTTCTGTCTTATACTCTACTATTACTAATTGAAGATCTTCAATTTTTTCTGAAGTTTTTTCACTAATATCTTTTGAAAGAGATTCAACTTTTTCAGATAAAGTATTAACTTTTAAAAGAACCTGTTCCTCTAGTTCTTTTACTTCTTTTTCAGATTTAATCTTACTTTCAACAAGAAGATTATTATATTTTGGTATTTCTTTTTCGGTAAAATCTTTTACCGTAGCATTCAAATCTTCAATAGTTTTTTGATATGAATCAATCGAAGATTTAATTTTTTCTTCTGTCTTTAATTCTGTTTCTGCAAAAAACTTTTTATATTTTGGAAGTTCTTCATTAACGAGATTACCTACTGTCTCGTTAATTTCTTTAGTTCTCTCTTTAAAATCTTCTTTTATATTAAGTACAGTACTTTCACCAAGACTCTCAATATCTGATAAAGCAGTCGTAACTTCTTTGTTTACGTCTTCTTTAATTGTGTCTAAATTTTCCTCTACTTCTCCCTTGAACTTTAAAAATCTATCATCTACTCTAGTTTCTGATTCGGATACTAATTTTTTATATTTTGGTACATCAACTTCAATAAAAGATTCTACAGAATTTGAAAGACCTTCAAAATCTTCTTTAATTTTATCTACAGTCTCTCCATTAATTGAATTTATTTTTGATTCAATCTTAGATATAGAATCTTCAACAAAAAGAAGGTGCGCCATCATGGCACTATCTAAATCTTCTTTTTTAATTAAATTTTTTAAATTATCTTTTATTGCAGAAATTTCTTCTGAAACATTTTCAACTTTATCTAGATTTTCTTTGAAACTATCAAATGTAGATGTGAAATCTGATAATGATTTAATATAATTTAAATTATCTTTAAATGCATCAAATGCCTCTGAAATTTGTTCAATTTTTTCTGGACGTGCAGAATCATACTCTTCTTTAATTTGATCTAGAGGAGTTTTGTTCTTTTTTTCAAAAAAATCTGAAGGCTTCTTTAATGCCACTTTTGATATATCTCCACTACATTTATTATTTATTGTCTTCTTTTAAACCGCTCTTCAGCATCTTTGCTAAATCCGCAGTAGATCCAACAAATAATGCATTATTTACGGTAGAAGGACCTTTTGATTTAGTGTCTTCTTCAACATCTTTTAATTTTTTCTGAAGATCCATGAGTTTATCAGTTGCATCAGCAACATTTTTGATTAACTGTCCAGCAACTTCATATGCTCTAGGCATTTCACTTTCTTGTGCTAATTCAAGAATTCCATTAATTGCTTCTTGACCTTTTTCAATTATACTATAAAGATTTCCTCTTGTATAATCATAATCTTTTTTAACGTCATCTACGGAAGATTTAACTTTTTCAATTTTTTGTTCTATTACTTCGGGTTGAACTAATTCGTCTGGAGTGTTGAAAGTTTCATTTAATGCATCAAATTTCTTATCCATATCAGATTAGTCCAGTGGTAAATCCATCAAATCCAAAATCATCTCCCTCTTCAACCAATGCATTATCAGCAGCATCGATTTTGTGAATAGGTGCTCCTTTAACATGTGCTGTTGCACTTGTATTATCTTGACCTCTAAGCACGGTAATTTTGTTACCGACTTTAGATTTAATATATAATTGCTCACCTTCTATATTAATATAGGTGTCTTTGTTTAGACTTGATGCATCATCAATATCGAATGTTTTTGTTGTTGCTGTAATATCTGCAGAAATATTTGTAACAACATCTCCCGTATAATTCTTTGTTGCTCTTGGTGTAACTGAATATGTAACATTTCTTGTCGTATCTGCACTGTTTGGTCCAGTGAGATAATTGACTGTTGCCTTTTTGATAATATCTTTGCTTGCAGAAGTTGCAGGACCAAACAGATATGTTTTTGCTGTAAATCTTAAAGTGTATAGAAGAACTCTTCTTTTGGTAAAGTCTCCTTCATAATCATCTTCGATTGTTATATTCTCTAAGATAATAGGAATATCTCTTTTTTCTTTTATTGATTCTACCAATTCAACTGTTAGATTATATTGTGGTTGAAAATATGGCAAAATTTGCTCTACGATTTGTAGGGCATCATCATTTAACTTACAATAAATTGATAGTTCAAATGCCATATTATATGGCACGGGCATATATGATTTTTTAACATCTGGACCACCAGCAGGATCTTTTACTTTAAACTGCTGTACAGTTGACACTTTCCTTGAGGGATCATATGTCAATCCAGTAAATTCAAACGACATTCTTGGTAATGTGATTGCCGTTGGTTTATTGAGATCAGGTGATTGCTCAATTCTTGCCAAAAACTTTTGAGTAGGTCCATATGCAAGAGGAATTCTTAATTCAGATCCTTCTTGCTTGACACTAATTGCATTAAACAATGTCCCGAAGGAGACAATAGTTCTCCTAAGAATTTCGTTATAAAAATATTCAAACATAATTAAAACCTAAAGTTTATATTTGACAACAAGATAGTTTTATTTAGGGTATGCCAAACGGGTTCTGTTCTGAAAAATCAATAATTGAATCTGCCGCTGCTTCTATATCAAAATTATCTGCAAATGGATCATTATCAGGTGTCGTATCTAGCGTTCTTAGGGGTCTAGAAGCGCCTGAAGTTGATCCTACTACAGTTTCCCCAACACTGAAGGTTCCGTCCACGCTAGCAACCTCTAGAATGCCTGTAGTGGAGTTCCAAGTTCTTACTCTGGCAGTTGTGCTAGTAGCAGATCCAGTTATAATTTCATTGAATGCAAAATCTCCAGTTCCACCAGATCCAGGAGAATCAATTGTTATTGTTGGAGTGAGAATATATTTGTTTCCAGAATCAGTTATATCTATACTAGAAACATTTCCTGCGCTATTGATACTTACGACACCTTTAGCAGTAGCAACTCCTACTACTTCATCAATATAATTTTTATCCCCTACAGTATTTGATATTGAAACTAAAGGTGGAGATAAGTATCCTCCGCCTCCAAATGTTACTGCAATACCAGTAACAATACCACATTTATCGATACCAAATTCAAATACAGATGTTGCAATTCCTACATTTGTTGATAAATTGTTGATAAAGATTGCACTAGAACCAATAGAGGTAACATAACTATCTCTTGGTATAAAGTTATAAACTTCACTATGTCCAACTCCCAATCTAACTCTATCTCCAACAAGAATATTACTGGTATTAATTCCAGCGATAGAAGTTGAACCTATTCCAATAGTACCTTGAGTTTGAATAGAATTGAATCTAATTGTTGTTATTCCAAGAGCTCTGAATGACTCGTTTGCTCCTGATGGACCTGCAATAGTAACAGTTGGTACAGAAACATAACCAAATCCACTGTTACCAATACTAATGGTGCTTACAGTGCCTGCAATCGACACAGTAACACTAGCAATTGCTTGAATTGGTGATGGAGACCCTGAGAAAGAAATTGTAGGTGCAACTGTATATCCTGCACCGATAGTTGCGCTAGTCCCTACTGCCCATGCATCATCATTATTAAAGGAAACTGCAGTTACAATACCTGTAATAGGATGTATGGTAGCAATACCAATAGCAATTTGTGTGGGAGCAAGCATGGTCCCAGATGTAGTGATTGCAACAGTAGGAGAAGTAGTATATGCTCTACCTGTGGTGCTAAATGCAACAGAACTTGGATTTACAGAGGAACCAGCAATACCTATTGTTGCAGCTGCAAAACTTGTTCCTGGATGTGAAATTATTACCGTTGGAGTACTAGTATAGAACTTACCACCAGTTGTAATAGCAAGAGTTTCTACAGTTCCTCCTGTTTCTGCATAACTATCAAGCGTTGCAATTGCTTGACCAGCATTTCCTGTTCCTGTTGGAAGTGCAAAGGTAACTATTGGTGCTTCTTTATAGAATACACCACCTGTTGTTCCTCCAGGGAACAGATAAGCAGATGCTCCCACACTAATAGGTGCAGATAGTACACTAACACCTCCACCAACTACGGGGTAATTTAAAACTGCAGTTGCTGCTGCTCCAACATGCTTTGGAGTAGAGAAAGTAACTTCTGGAACATCAACATATCCACCACCAACACCTGTTATTGTTACTATGCCAACATTTGCTATTTCACTAAGTATTGAAGTAGCAGCTGCTCCAGTTCCTCCACCGTTATATATTCTGATAGATGGTGCTATAGTATATCCCGATCCTGGATTTACTAAATCAATATTTTGAACTGATTTGAGTGCGGAGTTTGAATTTAGATTGCAGACATTAATTCCACCAATCATTCTAACTGTAGCAATTCCAGTTATTCCTCCTACAGGTGCAGATCCTATACCAACTGTAGGTTTTGTTTTGTATCCACCACCTCTATTTGTAACTCTAATAGATCTAATAGATCCAGTAATAATTCCTGTTACTGCTGTTGCTGTAGAAGATGTTCCTACAAGAGTTAATGTTTGAGTATTTCCTTGGATAGTGTTTATTCCATCATCAGTAAAACCATCAGAATCATCTCCAACGAGATTGTCATCAATATCATCAACGCCTGTCGCAATAACTTCGTTTTCATAACGAAAGAGTTCGCAATATAATTCATAAACATAAAGATTTTGTAGTTGATAATATGGTTTTGCATACTCAATATCTTTTATTTCATAAACCCTATCATCAAGTGGGAACCAAATTAGATCTCCACTTTTTGGTCTAGTAGAAAGTTTAATATTAGATTGATCTTGGATTAGAGGTGTGATATATGTTTCGAATCTTTCTCTAGAAATAATCAATCTAACTTCATCTTTTGATTCTATTCCAAACTTGGATAAAAGATTTCCTGCTCCAGAGTACTGGTCATAATTATCTACATATGCTTCTAGAGGTAATGCTAAATCAAATTTAGACTGAACAACCTCTCTAATTACAGTTTTTTCTGTTACAAATTTTCTAGGCATGTAGAAAATATCTACGCCATAGGTTCTCAATTGCTCATTGATTAAATCCTGAACAAGGTTCTGTTCGCCAGGTGTTCCTTGAGTAAAAAATGGATTTAGCATAATATCAACCTATCATATCTAACGGAGGAAGTTCATATGTATTTGACATCTGTTCTCTAATCACATCTAAATCTTTTTGTGCATCATCATATATTTGTCTCCCATTCAATTCAATTCCTCCAGGTAATTTAACTCCTTGGAATTTAATTAAATTTTGACCCCATTGTTTTTTAATTAGTGCAGTCAAATACTTTTTCAAAAAAGAATCGTTATAAACTCTAGTAAAGTCATTTGGATCTAAAAGTCTATAGCAATCTAAAATTATATAATCTCCTTCAGAAACTGCACCCCAATCAATATCAAGATATAATCTATCTTGCCTTTGATTAAATCTAATCATCTTTTCAGTATTTAAAAGAAAATCTATATCTTCCAAATATCTTTTTACCATTGCATATGACAATATTTCTGTAGAATTAAAATTATAAACGTCATTTAAAAATAATTGATACTTAATACTAAACATACTGTTAGTAGTTGTTTGCGAACCATCAAATTTAAAAATTTTATTAATGCCAATGACTGCTGTAGGCACTTGAATATAATTACTATTTTCTTCGTATGAAAACGTAGAAGTAATTCCAACTGTGGAAGTGCCAGTTGTTGTTACAATTCCAACATTACTATCAGTTTTCTTTCCTTGACCTCTATCAATATCTGTTTGCGTTATCTTATACTTTAAAAAAGTTTGAACTACACCATCAAAATGTCTTTCATGAAAATATTGTATCGCATCATCAACAAGATCATCTACTTGCTCATCAGCAACATTAATTTCAAGGACTGGAGCCCCTAGTTGCCTTTTGCAGTAATTAATTAATTCCGACTTACTTGCTGGTTGTGCCATATATTCACAAGTTTCCTAGTTGTATTTAGGGTTATTGTGTTGCGGTATTATATACATAAACATTTCCATTTACTAAAGGATATGTCGATGATCCTACTGTAACCAAAACATCATACATATATCTACCTTGATCTAGTGTCTTGGTCTGAGTATCAGTTAATGATGCTGTTAAAACTCCACCCACTGCACTTGTTATTCCAATAGCAAATGCAGTCTGTCCACCAGTAGATACTCCAACTCCAACAGATTTTTTTAATTTTCCTGCAGCAGAGTAACTTGTAAGGTTAAAAGCACTGTTTGCTGTATTGTTGATATTGAAAGTTTGTGTAAAATCTGTTCCACCATAAATGACCAGATTTACTCCATATGGAACTCCAGAATCTGGGTCAAATGTTATTGTTCTAGTTGCCATCTGGTAATCCTATTATCGACATTGTTTCCTGTTGTTTATAGTAAAGTTTTGCAAAAGATTTTGCAATATTCTTTAGTTCGTCACGATCATCACAACTATCTATCTGTGATGCCAATTTAGTGTAAGCAAATTGCTTTGACAGATTGCTTAGTTCAATAGTATCAGGATCCATTGATTAACTCCTTTAATAGAGATTTAATTTCAGTAATGTCACTTTTAATGTTAGCGACTTCTTCTTCTATAGTCTGCACTTTTTGATTCTTTTCGGACTTTACTTTACGTCTGGATATGTATTGCTCATATCCAAGATTATCAACATTAACTATAGAGCTATTGTCAGGATCTCTAGCGAGATCCCTATGTCCATCAACGGTATATTTTTCCATACTATGCAAGAGCAATAACTCTAAGATCTTTCATTCTTGGTACATAAACCTGACTTGTAGAGGTCATTAGGATTTTAATCTTAAATGACTTGAACGATGACAATTGCTCACGGGTAAATGTATGTTCTTTAAATTCCAACTGCTCACCTTCAAATGAACGGAATGTAGATGCTGGGATTAAAACATCAGATCTTCCATCACTATTTGCAGAATCAATAATTTCTCCTTTTGAATTTAAATTATCATATCCAGGGAAAGGTTCAAATATTGGATTGAATCCTTCTTTATCACTAATGGCAAAGAATGCGCGAATATCTGCTTCTTCACTAACATGAGCACTAACAAGAATTTTCAAACTTGTGGCAGGATTTTCCAGATTTATTTCTTTAGAAATATATTGGAATGCTGTTGGGTCACTTAGTAAACCATTTACTCTACTATCATTGGCATAATCTGTTATTGGCTTGTTTACTCTATTTGATGTTAGAACTGTACTAACTCTTTGAGAGTCAATCACTGGTGAAATACGAGTATCTGTAGTAGTCAGGAAGAGTCTCATTTCAAGAGATTTATTACCTGTTACATTTGTCATCTTAAGATCTTCATTAATCTTAGATGCTACTAATCTAGGAGTTTCTAGGTAATTAGATTCATTAATGGATACTGATTGGAATCCATTATCAACATATGCAATTTCATTTCCAGCAATACTTTG